TTCAATAACTTTGAGTGTTTGGTTCTTGTGTTTGATTTGCATGACTACCTCCTTAGGTATGTAAGACAATCTATAGGAAGCGTAAGACAAACGCAACTATCTTTTCAAAGATTTTTGAGCCTTATTCTGTAAGGGTTCTAGCCGATGCCTAGTTCTTTGACGACTTTGTCTATGCCTTCTAAGTATTCTTTGGCGATCTGGTTCTTGCGTTTGCGGACGGTCGGCCAGAAGAAGTAGCCCGATTGACCACGATGGCGAAGGAACTGTCTGGTCTTGGGTGTCAATCCACCACCGAACTCGGCACCGTAGAACACATCGTTTCGAGTCACTTTAGTTTTGCGTCTGCTGTTTGGACGCGACTTAGATACGAACGATTCATTGCCACGCAACTTGATTGTTGGGATGCGGTCATTAGACGCTCTCAATCCTTTGGCAACCTGTATCGCCTGCCTTGCTCGACTGACCGTACCTGCGGTGACTCTGACTTCCGTTGACAGATCTTTGGCGATTGTGTAAGCGACTTTGCGCAGCTCTTTGCTGAACTCGTAACTGGCTCGATCAAACTTGCGCAGAGTTTCGTACAGGTCTTTGATGATGACTGTGTTGGCAAGGACTGCTGCTTGACCGGCACTGCCGATTGTCGCACCTGTATCACTCGGCAGACTTGGGAACGCTGAGAACTTATTACCTGTAAAGGCCATCATTGAATCCTTTGGTTCGGGTTCATCTTGACACTCTTCCAGCGCAGATAGCCGAGCATCGTGTACAGCATTCTAGGTGACTCTTGCAGAAGTAAAGACGGAGCGATGTGAGTCTCACACGCTAGGTATGCGATCAGCCAGTGGGCTGAGGATTCTCCAAAGGGTTGATCGCCGAAGATTCGGCACCAACCTCCACACTCTCGACTGTCTCAATCCATTCTTCAAACTTCATCGCGGTCTTCTTCGTGCGCTTCGTCGCATGCCACGCCAACCATGCGAGGTCGGTGAGGCGTAGTTCTGTTTGGAAGTTTGCAACCGAACGATTCTTCTCGCCTTCGAAGGCGATGAAGTCTGCGAACTGCGCGGTCACTTTATTGACTACGCCGTCGAGCGCGATTACTTCTAGATTGATTTTCATTCTTACCTCCTGATTGTTTTATTAAGAACTATGCGGTTGCTTTTGTGATCGTTCCGCTAATTGGCCAAGTGACATCGGCTGTGTTCAATTCACCGACAGCACCGTTGACTGGGCTGAACTCTGTGCAAAGTACAGAGAAGGTGTAGTGAGGTGAAGCGGTTCCTGCTGCGGCTGTGCCTGCTGGTTTGACAACCATGGTGACAGCGGTTGATCCGATCAATGGCATGATGAGTCCGTCAATGGCGTTGTAGTCGTTGTGCAACGAGAGTGTCACCGAGTTGTCAATCAATCCTGAGACGCGAGTTACTGCACCACCTGAACCGAAGTTTGTTGTTGGTACTTCGGCTGCCGAAGTTGACAGAGTTACTGCTGCAACGCTTGATGTGATATCGGTGCCGTTCAGAATTACGTTTGAGTTTGTGAGAACTAACTTTGCCATGATTATTGATCTCCTGCCGTGTCGGCTTTCGAGGTTGATTTATCCGCTACCGGAACAATGCGACCCGATTGCAGTAGAGAGTCTAGATGATCAACATCTGCGCCATCAATAGTGGCTGGATATTGTTTGTCTAAGACCGTGAAGCCTTGAACCACCTGGAACTTTGCCATGGGCTAAGCGTACACCACGACACGAAAGTCGACTGTGAGATAGGTCGTATCGTTCGCATCGACTGTGGAGATGTTTGATGCCTCTTCCACAATCAAGGTTTGTGCATACCCGCCTAGTGATGTGTCGGCTTCAATCGCTGCACGAATCCCGCTGTCATAAGACAGGTACGTGTCCATCAAGTTCTGTGCGGTGCGTTCTGCGGCACGACCAACGATCACACTGACCGTGAACACATGTGTGACCAGACCTGCTCGCATTGCACCGTGGTAGGTGATTGATTCGAGTGTTGGCCATGCGATACCGCCGAGCGACGGGTTGACCTGATCGGGTTGCTGTGCGAATGCGCGAAGATTTGGGATTGTGGCAAGACGTGTCTGGAGTCCTGTTTTGAGTTCGGTGACTGTTGCGGTCATGCGAACATTCGCATTCGGCGATATGGCTCGACAAGTTGTGCGACGTCTGGGTCGAGTGCGCGTGTCACTCGTATCGCACCCAAGTCTCCGAAGCCGGCAACGCCGAGCGGTGAATCGTAACGCTTGAAGATTCTTGACGCCTGGATGATCACAGCTTGTGTGATCGGCTCAGGTACAGATGGCCAACCGTAGACCGCGGTGAGTTGCACCAATGCTTCAAGTCCGAAGTTTGCGTTCAAGGTTGGGAACAGATAGTCGCCGACTGCGCGGATGCGTGTGTAAGGAACTGTCAACCCGTCCAAGATTCCGTTTACTGGTTCTAGTTGCCAATCGCTTGGACTCCAAGTGACATCAAAGTTGCCGTCCGCGTTTGTTTGTGTTTTGAGTGTGATTGCAGTTCCAGCGATGTCGTCAATCTCGCACACGAATGAATCGGCTGCGGTGAACAGTCTCGTGGTTGCCGATCCGTAAGCCCAGAACTGTCGGTTCGCATAACCGTCAATGAGCCGTGACGCTGCACCGGCACAGTTGTCTATCAGTTCGTCGTCTTGTGTGTCGGCTGTGCCGATACGAAGAGCAGCCTTGATCTGGTTGCGTGTGGCATAGCCGTTCGTGATTGCCATAGATTCCTATCCTACTCAACAATCAACAACTCAAGTGATGGCTGAAGTCTGAAGAATCTTACTCCATACAACTCGCGCAACTTGTTGACGACGATCGGGAACCATTGACTCCAGCCTTCAGGGTTGATTGCTTTGCTGTCGCCGTACTTGCCGAAGTTACTTATCCCACCTATCGACCCGTTGTCAACGCCGACCAAATTGATTTGTGATGCACCCATGTAGCAGGCAAGGTGCATTGCAATGTGTGCTGAAGTGCCGCCAACAACCAACACATCTGGGTCGGTTGGCCATCCGATGTCAGGTCGCCAGAATGGTGCGTGTGGTCGGAAGGTGACGTGATTACCTGAACCGACATGTGTAGCAGTCATGTCTGATGCTTCTAAGTCCATGTCTGGAGTGACGAATATGCGATCAGGGTTTTCGTCTATCCGTTTGCCTGTGATCGGATTGGCTTTGGAATAATTTGACGCCGAATAGAAGTCGGCGATACCGAACCAGAATCCGACATCGTTGATTGACACAACAACCTTGTCATCAAAGAACTGTGGTGTCACCCAATCCATACTCGGACCAGAACCACACACCCAGATCTCTTCACCTTTGTGACAGTCTTTCAAGTCTTGAAGAATCATTCAGCCAACTTCGGCGGCCAATCCTCACCAGGTATCACACGACCAGATTCCAACAGTCTACGAAAATTGAACACTTCTTGTTCGGCTTGTTCATCTCTTTGTGCAGTCAGTGCATCATCGTGTCGAACCCAAGTCCACACACAACGCGAATCAAACGACGCTTCAACATTGTGTGACCGCATCTCGCACCAATGAATCCAATCAACATACTTGTGGGAACGGTACGGAATCTTCAACCAGGTCTTGCGACGAATCACCGCAAGACCTGGCATACCGTTGTTTTGTTGATTGAGGAGATTCTTATATTGCTCAGGTGTGCCGTAACACAACCCGCCGTCCCACCGACCACGCACGTTCACGGCATCACCTTGCAGAACTAGACCATCAAAGAAGTCCGGATCTATAGTGTCATCGACTGGCAGATGTGTACACCATTCCGCTGTTGCTTCACGCACGCCCACATTCACACACGGCCAGATGCGGTCATCCCAATACGGCACAACCTTCCACCAAGACGGCACATCAACTCTTGCAGTCGTCACAAGAATCACCTCTTGCGGTTTGACCGTCAAGCCTTCAATCGAGGCAATGAATGCTTCACCAAACCGATCCCAATACTTCTGATCAAACGGTGAGATGATCGCTACCGGCGACGGTACCACGACAACGGAGCCTTCCCTTCAGCAATCCACGGAATCCATGAATCATCCATCTGCACCTCAATCAACTG